TCACTTGTCATAAACAGGACCCACTATCCCCCAACCAAGATGTTGGATACCCCTACTACAGCAGGGGGCCCCCAAGGGCCGGCCCGTCTTGGTGGCGCTGACATAGTCCCAGACTGTCCACCGTTCAGGGGGGAGACTGACGCTGGCCAATTCCTTCCCCGCGACGCGGAGGAAGTAATGCCCATACCACTTGTTGTCGTTACATTTAACTTTAACGTGTTCTATGCGGACTGAATAGCCGAGTCCCTCGATAACTGGCTTGAAAAGTTGACAGGCGTCGGTGCAATTGATCCCATCAGTCACCATCTTTTTAAGGGCTTCCCTGTTTGGTGTTTGGTCATTATAGTAGAATTTGTACTTACATCTCCTTGAGACGAGAGTGTAAAGCTGTGTGGCTGTTTTGAATTCACCGAGAACCCTGCGCATCTCCCTGACCTCCTCAGGCACGGGTGGTTCAGGGGGAGTCACGTATACTATCCTTGGCTCCCTTCGGTTTTCTTCAAGGAACTGATTATATCTCTTGCACATGTCTTTGAAGGTTTCTAACGATACGCTTGGGCCCCCACCTGAGTCGATGAACACTACCCTGGGTTCTCTCCCATTAACCTCCTTGAAGCGGTTGTACCTGCTTAACATGTCTTTAAATTGGGTTATGGATACATACTCTGGAGTGTTCTCATTAACCTCAGGCACGGGTGGTTCAGGGGGAGTCACGTATACTATCCTTGGCTCCCTTCGGTTTTCTTCAAGGAACTGATTATATCTCTTGCACATGTCTTTGAAGGTTTCTAACGATACGCTTGGGCCCCCACCTGAGTCGATGAACACTACCCTGGGTTCTCTCCCATTAACCTCCTTGAAGCGGTTGTACCTGCTTAACATGTCTTTAAATTGGGTTATGGATACATACTCTGGAGTGTTCTTATTAATCATGTCCACCTCCAAAAATTAGATTCATTAAACTCATCATTAATTTCAGTAATCACCCCTGACCCTGCGAAGTCCTCATCTCCAGTGTATTCATTCAGGAAATGGGTCAGAGAAAGTTGCCCATCACCATCCTCTGGGATCATAACCCTAAATTCACCAGCCATATACCGCCACCTTCCCGGTTAAAGTCCCATCACTCGATTTAATGTGGATTGAATCAACAGTAGAGGTTAAATCGTCCCAACGGCCATTCCAAACTCCCCAACGCGTGTAATCCCCACTAGTCATCGTGTTATCATTCACAGCAAACCGCCTCACTCCAGGTTTCAAGGTGATCAATACATGCCCAACGTTCATCGCTATCTCGTTAGCTTCGTCTCCTCCGGCGAAGAATGGATACTTAAAGGGCCATACACCCTTCCTGGTATGGCTCCCGTCACTGTCAACATGGTGCATGTGGCTGGTATAGTTCGACTTGTTATCATCATTGTTAAAGAGTATTCTGAAATGGCCCTCACCAGTGGACCATGTAACCCTCACCGCGTACTCGAGTTTAAGCACGTCTAAATCGGTTGGCACCTGGAAATTAAAGGAATGAATTGGCTCCTCAAAGTTGTAAAGCTTGAGGAGGCGCCAGTGACCACTGCTGCCGCCTCCACCGGAGCCGAGGTAAGGGCCGAGGTAATCTAGAAGGGCCTCCCTACCAAGAAACTCCAAGAGGGCCTCCCTATCAACCATGTGCTGATCATCATTCCAATCCCCCGCCGTCACCGGGCCATTAATCTTCCGATTATGCCAGATCATAGACTATGCACCCTCCAAACCAGTTGATCCACATACCCGTTACTTGGGATGATAAGTGAAAGTGTTGGTTTGTTCACAAAGTTGGTTGATTTCACATATTTCCCCGTCACTATCCTAACCCCTGAATCACTGTACACGGTACATGCCATTGTCAGTGAGGCGCCTCGAAGGTACCCCTCCAACCTGCCCCCTATCAAGGCATTGCCTTCAGATAATGAATCAGGAAGAAGGAATAGGGGGAGGCCCGCGCCACTCGTAGCACCATAACTTGGCCCCGAGGCAGAAAGAAGGAAATATGACCCAGAATACCTCGACTCAGTACTATCACTATCCACCCGCAGATAAACAGGAGCATCATTCGAATCCGTCCTCTTTCCCTGACATTTGAACTCAATGAGGAACTCTGAGGGGAGACTCGTATGAGTATAATTCATATTGACAGTGTACTCACCACTTATCGCCGTCTCAGACCCCGCCCCCGTCCGGGGGATCTGCAGACAATACTGGGACATGAAGACATCCATATCTTCAATGGCATGTTCATCATTCCAGTCATCACCAGTCACCTGATGCTCCTGAGAAGCAACAGCCTTATGATACACTCTGAAAACCAAACTAACACCCCATTTCTATCTCCTACCAAACAAGTAATTCACAACTCCTGTGATGATTGTTGCGGTGGTGAATCTTATATCACCATCTATAGACCCCCGTATATGTGTCCTGAGAGCTCCACCCATGAACTCGTACTCCACTTCTGTCACGATGAACCTTCTCCGCAGGGGGTCTTCGGGGATGATTATATGATCCCCTACCTTACAATCGAAGTATCCCTCCACTACGCATTCAACTTCACTGTTGGGCCTCTTGGCCTTCTCTGATACTCTCGGGTTCTCACGGAGTGGATCTTTATCATCATTAACTTTATCAAAGAGACCCCCTGGACTAGTAGGGGAGCCATCAGAGACTTTCTCCTCTTCTAGTGGGGGGTTGCGGCCCGCGACGGGCCCCCCACTATGACTTGGCCCGTAATCCGTATACTTCGGCCCCGCTGATGGGAGTGGTGTGGGGTTCCTGTTACCCCACTCGGGAGTCTCATACTCCGACTCATCAAATAATGGGAAGGGGACGCCCCCACCACCAGGCGGCCCAACCTTATACAATTTCACAGTTGAGACACTGAACACAGGCCCTGACCTTGCAGATGACCAGTACTTCATGATAACAGACCGATCCTTCCTCCCATAGCCCTTCGAGTCGATCACAAGTGCTTTGATCTCCGCATCCCAATCAGCATAAAAATAGCCGTAATAATACCATGCTACGGTCCAGATCCCGGCAGTAGCCGAGGGTCTGCCCCCCTGCGCCATCACAGACGCACCCTTACTCGAAACCCCGATTGGTTCGCTGAAATCAGGGACCTCAATCACCATGTAACGCCAGTCCTCCACCGGTTTAGAAGTGAAGGCGAATTTTGCAGCGGAGGCCCCTGGATCAGTGAATGGGGAGTACGCGACTGTCTTCTTCCTTGTCCACCCTAAAGCCCAACCCAGCTCGACGCTCCCATCATCACCTTCAAGGAATTGTATAGTTGGATCCTTAATGGGGACGCGGTACCATCCCCTGTTTTCCTGAAGCCATTTATCAGACACCACCTAATAGACCACCCGTAAGTTTTCAAGTGACTCAACAACTTCAGTTGCGTCCTCTGTGATTTTTAATGATTTTAGGAGGTTAGGGTTGACCTCGAAACCCGCATTACCCTTGCATCCGATGTACATCATTTTCCCATGCAGAACCCAAAACAGGTCCCGACCGGTTTCCTCCATTAAGTTTTGAATCAGGTCATTCCATGTCACCGTGATTACCTTCACATCATCTTTTGTCTCCACCATCCCATGAAATGGGTGCAACTTCATGAAGGTTTCCAGGGAGGATTTCCCTGGTTGAACCATGGTTCCATAGAGGTAACTCGCCCCTGCATTAACCCGTGACTGTGCAGGGATGCAGGAGTGGGGGTGTAATGTGATCCCACAGGACTGCAGGAACCGGAGGAGGACAACCCCCCATGAGTGAAACTCCTGCTCCTTAAAGGTGTAAGAGTATTGCATGAGGCGATTATGTATTGGTGAGGAGATCGCCCGGCAATTAGATGTCATACTACCATAATCGAGGGTGACATGATTCACATACCCCTCAAAGATTTTCTTATCATCATCGGAGATTACACTTACAGAGTACCCCACACGCACCTCCTCATGGGTGGAGAATGTGGCCTTCGCAACAGAGTTGATCATGTGATTCACGCTTAACCCTGTCACCGGGACTTCCCGGTTGTTCACCAGGATCTTCACCGGATCACCCCCTTCAATAGGAAGTAATCCGTGACTATCGTGGCCTCCTCCCAGGACACATCCACAGTCAAATGTGGTGACTGTGACTTCAACCAGTCATAATTCATGATGCGGCCAGGATCCACAGGGACACTGAACCCCGTATAGATGAAGCCCATCCACCTATCCCCGGGGTTCCTCAAGTAGGCCCGTATCTTCCATTCATCCCCGGATCCCTTCTTCAACCAGATCCAGGGGATGAACCGCTTATCCCCTGCTATACCCCCATCAAGTGTTAGTGGTTCTATGAGGATATCCTCATAGTCAAACCTGCTCTTCCGTGGGGGGTTGGGGAGGTTGAAATCGATGATCCACTCCTCATGACTGACGCGTGCTGGCACGGGTATCTCCGCACGGTAATTCACGGGGTATCCGGGGGAGGCTGTTCCTGACTTGTTAGTGGCGGTGGCCAGGATTATGAACTGGAAGGGGCCGGTGCATGGTGGCTGCAGCGTGTACTCTACCATCACCTCATCCCCGGGTATGATCTTGTCAGGGAGGCGGGGCTCCTCAAAGGTTAGGGAGGACATCATTAGCTCATTCATCCATGACTGTTTCTCACTGAAGGAGGCGAAGGGATCCTGGGCCGGCATGATTAGGAGGTCCTCAATGACCTCATCCCCTGTGTTTTTTAGGATAGCGTAGCCCTTGATTGTGTCACCACGCCGGGCTACTATGAACTCCTCCTCCAGGTCAACCCACCCGCGGCCGCCGAACTCTATGAACCTGAAATCCATCACCATGGGATCACTCCACGCCAACATGGAAATAGAAAGAGTTGAAATATGTGGGGGAGAAGTCCCCTGCCTTGAAGACCCTGCTTATATCAGAGGGTAGCTCCAGGTGGATGGTTAGGGTGTATTCTATGATCTCATCACTGAACCTGTCCAACTGGTAGGAGGGGGGTTCGATCATCCCCTTGAATACATTCACACCGTCTGTGATGGTTAGGAGGTCACGGCTCCTATCCCCCTGCACATAGGTCCCCTTATTTAGGAGGAAATCATTGCTGACCTGGTACTTCGCCAATCCCATGAATAGTTTAACCTCATCCAGGGGGGTCTTCCCGGGCTTGGGGAGGGCCACGCATTGCAGGGTGACCTTTGGGAGGTTCACCTGCACGGATACTATCCCTGATGGTTTATGTCCCTGTATGCTCCAATTACCATAGACTATGATCATCTCACCCCCCTCACATATCCGCGGCCATACAGGTAGGGGAGGATACCTTGCCTGTTCAATTCATCACACATATTCTCCTTCACCTTGTTCGTGATCTTCCTCGTCATCGCCTCGACGTCAACATCATCCTCCACCCTGTCTATTGACACATTGGTGTTTATCTCTATGTTTATGTTCTGTGAGGTGGGGGTTCCTGTGGTTAAGTAGGAGGGTGGGAGGAAGTTTGGCTGCCCGAGGCTTGAGATTGTGTTGGGGATTGTCGCCGCCAGGCCTTCATTGAAGTGTCTCCCGAGGAGGAAACCATACTCCCTCATCGCATCATAGGTTAGGGTGGATAATGGGCCCTCCTTGGGGGGTGACGATGGGAGTAGTCGCCTGATCTTAGCGAGGATATTGTTCAGGTTGGGGAGGGCGGACCTTATCCCCTCAGCGAGGTTGTGGATGAAGCGTGCCCCCCACGCTCTGAAACTGGATGCTATCCCACTGAAGTTAGGGAGGGGGAGGCGTGGCCATTTGAATGACTTGAACGAGGATGACACGGCACTCTTAAATTTGGACCATGCTGATTTCATAAGCCCTGCGAAGTCTGGTAGTTTGATGTTGGGAAGGTTTGGCCATCTGAATGATTTGAAGGCTGAGCGGACCCACGCCTTGAACTGCTCCCATTTACTCCGTATGCCTCCCACTATATCAGGGACCTTAATAGGGGGTAAGCTCGGCCATTTAAAGGAGGGGATGTGACTGTACACCCACGCCTTGAACTGCTCCCATTTACTCCGTATGCCTCCCACTATATCAGGGACCTTAATAGGGGGTAAGCTCGGCCATTTAAAGGAGGGGATGTGACTGTACACCCACGCCTTGAACTGCTCCCATTTACTCCGTATGCCTCCCACTATATCAGGGACCTTAATAGGGGGTAAGCTCGGCCATTTAAAGGAGGGGATGTGACTGTACACCCACGCCTTGAAATCACTCCACATCTGACTGAACCCTTCTTTAAGGTATCTTGCAGGGTCCTTGAAGAAGTTCTCAACTTCACGCCTGAACGGTTCCTGGATGTACACTCTGGCATTCTCGAGGAGTGTGTTCTTCGCTTTTTCCCACTCTTCAGGTCCCATGATGGCCTTGAATATTGTTTCTGGGGAGAAGATCCTCCTTAACCATTCAGGGTAACTGTACTCTGCAACAGGACTGACGAATTTGAATGGATCCTCGAGGATGTCCCTCAAGTACTCTTTAAAGTTGTAGAGGATGTCTGCTGTTTGCAGCGCCACCCCGACGCCTTCCCCCACAGCCTTCACGAGAGTTCTCCCTATACTGGTACCGAACCTAGGAAGAATACTGCTGGCAGCATCATCAAGGTTCGTGCCGAGACGAGTGATTACCCCGTCAACATCTAGCCTATCAAAGGCTCTACCACCTTCATCCCTGAGCAGATTCTTTAATCGATCCCAGAGTTTCCGGGCCACCCCCCTCAGAGAGTCCTCCATCTTATTCAAAAATTTCTGAACAAAATCATCCGTCTTGAGACGGGTGATAGCATCATCCAAGGCATTTTTCAATGCGTCTTTCACGGATTCAGCGAATCCTGTTAGTCTCCCCCTCCCCCTGCTAACATTCTTAAGTGAATCCTCCAGGACGTCCCATATCTTTGTACTCACTATCTTCAGGGCTTTTTTAACTAAGTCGTAGATATCCTTACCGATGACAAAGAATAGGATTTGCCCTACATACCCAGCTCCCTCCAGGAAAGTATTAATATCATCAATAAACTTGTCAAGATTCCCTTTTATCTCTGTGAGGATATCACGGTGCGCAGCGGCTGACTCACCCAGCGCCTTGTTTGTCCTCTTAGCATTCTCTTCACTCACATCCCCCAATTCATCCCATTTATCAGCAACCTCTGCAAGAGCCGGGCCGGCCTTCTCACCGAAGATTTCAGTAGCCACTCGGGCTCTCTCCGCATCATCAGGTATGGTGCTCAAGTATGTGAGGAATTCCTCCAGCACCTCATTGAAGCTCTTCAGGTTCCCTGATGAGTCTCTAACACTTATCCCGACTTTCTCCAGTTTCTTACCATACTCCTCCACCACATCGGAGCCTTCCTTCCATTCACGTCCGATGTTTCCGAGTTCTCTGCCCAGCTGCCTGATAACCCTTGTCCCCCGTGGCCCTAGGCTGGCGATGATCTTCGCTGTGGTGTCAGCTGACACCCCCGCTTGGTCCAGGTAGTACCCTGCACGGTCAACCATTCCGAGAAACTCGGTGAAGCTGGAGAACCCTGACCGTCTCCAGAGTTCTAAGAGTTTATGGGTGAGGCCCTCACTCTCCGCGACTGTGATGTTAAAGTCCCTGAAAACCCTTGCAAGGGTGAGTGTTACTGTGGATGCATCCTCCCCACTCCTTGCGACTGCTGTGAGTGCCGCCTTATAGTATCCGATGGTGAGTGTGTAGTCACGTGTGTATGATGCGAGGGTGTACATTATCGTAGCCCCACCCTTCATCCCGAGGGTGTAGTTATAGTTCGCCTCGATCGTTTTCTCCAGTTCTTTCCTCTGCTCCCTCGTGGCGTTTGTAAGGACGGCTGTCTGATCTATGAGCTTCCCATAGTTCAGGGCTGACGTTATACCTTGGTAGCTCATGTATGCCCCTAACAATCCCATGACCTGGGATTCCAGGTCTGAGACTGCGGATGTGATGCCGGATAGCCTGTCCTCCGCTTCCTCAATACCCTCCGTGTTAACCTCAACGTTCACTTCCTGGCCGTCTGCTTCCTTGATACTATGTTTCAGTTCATCTACCCCTTCAGCCCCTTCAACTGAAACCTCCACGGTTGTGGAGTATTCTCTCTCCAGATCATCCAGTACATGGTTAAAGTCTTTGATGTCATCCATGCCCTCCACTTCAGCGTGCACTGTGGTGGTGATGTCATTGGGGATTTCATGGATTGATTTGATGATGGATTCTATGATGGTTGTGGCGTTATCATCCACTCCCACTTTTATGGTGACTTCATCTGGGAGTTCATTCAACTTTTCAAGGACTGTGTCAAGGGTTTTGGTAGCGTCATCATCTGTTGTGATCTTCAGGTGCGCTTCTTCAACTTCGTCAAGTTTCTGGTTGATCTTCTCCAGGACATCTATGACTCCATCTTCCTCTGCAGTGAGGTGAATGTTTATATCGTCAGGGATGTGGTCTAATTGGATGAGTATGTCTGTGAGGACGTCTGTGAGTTCATTCTCAGCGGAGAGGTGTACTTGTAATTCCTCAGGTAGTTCATCGAGGCTGCTGTTGATCGAGTCAAGTATGGGGGTGAGGTTGTCCCCCCCCTCCAGGTTGATCTGAACATCCCCGGGGAGATTCTGTAGGGTTTCGTTCATCTCTTGCAGTCCAGTCACGACGCTTTCAGCGTCCATCTGGACTTCAATGGCTATGCTATGGTCACTCATCTATCCCACCGACCGAAAAGAACATATACCAATATACTAATATAATAAATCAAGGGGTGATCATGATGGAAGTGAAATGTGAAAAATGTGGACTTGAATACACAATCCCCGAAGGAGAAAAGGTGGAGGGGTACGTCTGTGAATGCGGAGGCCCCCTGAAGGAGAGCCCTCAACATGACCCTGCCCCAGGACTCATAGGCCTCATAATCCTCGATGCAATAACACTCATCTGGAACCCACAGGTTACAACAGACCAGTGCATGCTCCTAATGATTGGCCTCCTAAGCCTCCCCCTCCTCATCATATTGAACATCGCCCTATACAAGAAACATCCCCGGTTCCTGAGGACTGTGAATCCCCTCCCATCAATATTCATAGGAGCGGCATGGTACAATATCTTCACAGGGGCAGGGAACTATCTGATGGGGGTAATAGGATTAATCATAATATCCATAGCTATGGAAACCACCTATAAAGCCATCAGGAACCAGCCTTAACCAGTCACCCTCCCTATTTTTTTCTCTGATAATTCAACCTTTTCAGTTCCTCAATTTTCTCCTCCACATCCACAGAAAACCGCCCCTCAACAGATGGGGGGTCCATCTGTGCCAGATAATATTCCACGAGGAGGGAGTATGGGAACTCCAGGATCCTATTAACCATCCATCCCCCTTTTAAACTTAAATTCAGAATCATCCTTTTGAGGTGGATCCACTCTTCTTCCGCCTTGAACCCTTCTTTTTCTTCCCCTTAACACCCCCACTGTCAGAGGGCTCCCCTATCAACTCAGGATTACTAAGTTTCAGCATGGTGTCTACAACTGTCCTGACCATCATAGGGGGTATCTCCACGTCTGGGAGCCCATCAATGTACTCCGTTAAGCGACCATCCCTCTCAGCCTCCTTATAATCCTCCTCATCCCTGTACAGACTCCTCTTGAGACCTCTCTGTGCTAACCTGTAACCCAGTTCACTGGTCTCAACCAGGAGCCGGTCCACACGATCCTTCATCTCCTTAACCTTCCTAGCATCCTCCTCTGTGATCTCCTCCTCAGTCTTTCCCTCAATCTTCTTCATCAAGTTATTATACTTCACAGAAATCTCAAGCGCTTCATTGCGTTTCTCCATGAGGGGGATGACGTACTCACTGTCCACCACCCTGTACCCTTCCAGTTCCACTTCCACACCATTCAGATCGATGACTTCCTTCTTAAAAAATGAAAACCTTGGGGTTGTGATAATCAGTCACCCCCACACTATTCTTTAGGAAGAATCAGTTTTGGTGTTTCGGCGACGGTCATCTCCAGGTCGAATGTCAAGTTATCACCTGCCTTCGCGGCGGGGAGGCTGGGGGACATTTTCACGTTCTCAAAGTATATCCTTCCAAGTGTTTCATCCGCAACGTGAAACGTCATGTAACCGTAGAGATTCAGTGGCTTGTCCATGAGCCTGTACACTGACTCTGATGTTTCTGATGATTCCTCATAGAACATGAGCTTCCTGAACTGTTCAAGCCCATTCGCACTGAGTATCTGATCTGACTTTATCGTTATTGTCATACCAGCGTATGCTGTGAGCTTCGCAGCATTGTTCAGTATACTGACTTCCTTAGTATCCTGCTTAATATCAACGGTGACCCCCTGCGCCAGGAAGGGTTCCAGTTCCTCCACATAACTAGCCGTCACGGTGGTCTCTGATCCACCTGTTTCAAAACCAACCGCTCGTCCTTCATCATCCTCAATTATGTCAGTCACGGTAACGGTTGACCCGTCACTGTCACTAGTAACCGTCACATCCTCAGGTTTCACGCTAAGCGAATTACATGACCGGGGGAAGATCGGGGGATTCTTTACCATGAATTCCCCTGTCCCAGTTATATTTTCACCAGTAATGGGTATCCCAAGGAAAAACCCAACATTTTCACCTGTAAGTATAGTTTCTGCCAGTTTATCCACCAGCATATATATCACCTCATCATGTTTTTCACAGTGAGTGTGATGTCAAATGCGACGTAGTATCGCGTATCATCCATCACATCCTGCCATATGGCCTTATCCCAGGCCTGTACCATCACCCTTGCAGTGCCGAGATTCGTGTACATGAACTCAGAGGTCAGCTTTTCAAGGACAGTGTTCCGTTTCTCGATAGCATCTGTGATACCCTCAGCCACCTTCCAGATCCCTGTAATGTGGGCCTCGAATTCCCCCTCGTAGGCAGAACCATTCAAAACTGGTTCGAAGCGTTTGAGCTTTGAGATGTTCAGTATTATGACTGATTCACCCTCAATCCTCTCATTGAAGTCGAGGACGACGGTGTCGACTAATCCAAGTTCCTCCAGTTTCTCCTTGAATAGTAATTCTATCTCAGAGATCATTCTCTCAACCACTCTATGAGTGTTTCCTCCACCACACCCTCAGGTGCACTGTACGCCACAACGGCGCTGAAGTAGTCATTTGGTGGCGCGGGTCTCGCATAGGCGACTGGATGGGGTAGTTCAGGCCACCAGAGAGCTTTCCTCCGGACCGGGAACACCCATCCACGTCCATGGAGTACGAATGGGAGGTAGTATGCGAGGTTACTTAGTTCACCAGTGCTTCCTTCGATGCTGATGATGTGGCTGTCGCGGAGATTCCCTGTCTTTACTGGGGCTGTGTTCTCAGCGATCCCCTGGAGTTGATTCAATATCTTTTCAAGGGTCTCCTCGATTTTCCCTTGGACCTCATGGGGTTTCTCCATGAGAGCATCTGGCTTGTCTATCCTGATCTCTATCATGGCATTCACGTGTCCGCTATCCTCTGTAGGGTTGCCTCGATATGTGTCCTGTTCTTGATGATACTAGTAACGGTGTACTTGTCCTCGCCGATGAGGATGTGGTCCCCTCTCATGATGGACACACCGAGTGGTATGAGTACGTATGCGTCATAATCACTGATCCTCTGCCCCTTGATGATGCGTTCCCCTCCACGGTTCACATGGAAAAATGCCTTCAGAGGCCTGGTATCATCCTCATAGACTGGTTGTCCTCGCTGATCCCTCTCCTTCAGGGTGTGATGCACAAGTGTAACCTCCTGTCCATACCTCCGTAGCAACCGTTGGAACCCTCCTTTAATCCTCTTCATCACCATCATCCCTTGGTCTCCAGATCCTCATACCCTGTAGTCTTAGAAGAGCATGGGATAGTCTCCTCCTCACATCCTCAGCCTGTTCTGTGATGCTGAACCGTCCATCGGTGAAGTTCATGTCCTTTGTGAGGTCATTGAGTATCATTGCAACCACATACTCGTCCACGATGTCCTCAGGTGCATGGGGGTTGATCCTCTCAGCTCTTGCCCTGTACTCTTCTATTTTCCTATCTATGAATGCCTGTAGGGATTCATCCGCTTCGTCCAGGCCAAGATGGATGTAGATGTCATGCTTAGGGTTCATTTTGCATTCCTTCTATCACCATGGCAAGATAGTGTACTGTGGTTATTAGGAGGGATCTACTACTGCCATTCTCATCCACCTGAGGACATGTCTATGACCGCAGCGACTGCCGCATTCTCATCCTCATAGTTGCAATCTGCTCTGAGGCTGGCAATGTACTCAGTCCTCCTCATCGCAGCGTCACGTTTGGGTTCTATCCTGATATTCCTCCAGAACCCGTATACGAGGTTCGTGGGGACCGTGAGGAGGGCCCTTGCTTTATCGTCGCCGAGGGCATCCAGGGCAGGGACATACTGTATTGGTATACCATCATACTGCAGTCCCGTGGCACCCATGAGGGCCGAGTCACCGAGTCCTGTTTCCCTGACGAGTAGCTGCTTCCTGTATCCGTTGTATATCTCATTGGAGACGTAGAACTTCATCCTTGGCTTGAGCTGCAAGTACCTCGTGTCCAGTTCATCCATCATGCCGTCAAAGAGGTTGAGGGGCCAGTTCTCATCTTCAGGTTCTGCATCAGTATACTGGTTCCCTGCAAGCTTCATCCATCCATCATTGATCCTGTAGAGTTCCCTGCCAGTGGTGAGGCTGGAGTCAGCATGTAGGAAGAAGCACTCCAAGTCATAGGTGACTCCACTTGCAAGGAGTGATGTGATTGTCTGTTCGAATGCTGACTGTTCTATGTTGTCCTCCAGGGCCTCATCCTCAAGGACGACCTTGGTTACGAGTTCTTTCATCTCCAGTGTATTGGTGCTCACGGTCACTTCATCAGCAGTCGGGGCAACCTTTGTCCCTGATGTGTTCCTGCCAGGTTCCAGTTCAACACCGAGGCTTATCCTTGAAATGTCCACCTCATATGACTTGAGGGCATTCAGGACCCTTGCATCCTTTATTATCGCGGAGTTTTCACGGACTTCCCTGACGAACTCCCCGAACCTCTGAACCGCGAGTATCCCTTTTCCAAGGTCAGGGACGTCTATCTTAGGGGTTATTTGGAATGGTTTGTTCAGAAAATCCATATTACCACCTCATATCATCATCTTTTTATGGGCCTGCCGAAACGGTCAACACCCATGATTTTTAAGTCACTTGCATCGTTATGCTTCTCAGCCACCTGCCCCTTCAGGGATTGTGGTTCTACTTTGGACGTGGCGGCTTCATCGACTACTTGTTCGGGGTTTACTTTATCTTCGTCCTCATCATCATCCTCTTCTTCCATTTCATTGAGGCGTTCATGTATCTTGGATATCTCTTTTTTCAATTCCTGGATTGCTTCTAGGATGGTATTTGTGGTTATTTCCTCTTCCGGTTCTGGTTCTTGTTTTTCATCCTTCACAGCCTCTCCCCCCTCATCATCATCGAAGTAGGATTTGAGGGTTGTGAAGATCTGCTTCAGGAGAGATTTCTCATCCACATCATCACCTCCATCTCGTTTGATGCTCAAGTATTTGGCCTTAGGGACGGCAGGCTTGTCAACTATTGAGATAGTGACAACTTCCCATGGCCATCCCAGTTCACGGAGGGTTGTCTTCGGGTAAGATTTCTGTGCTTTCTGTGCGGGCACGGCTGTGATGCTGAATCCAGTATATTTCCCCGTCTTCACCCCCTCCCATATGCCGTCATCGTAGATCCTCGCTGTGATCATCCACGTCCCCCGGGGTAAGTGGACGCCATTGATTTCCTCATCATCACGGAGGATGTAGGACTCCACTGGTCTGGCGACGTTCCTGAACCTATGCATAATGTCAATGTTCTGGTAGTCCTCCATGAACTTGTAGGCAACCTCTTCAACCTGTTCCGCCGTCACCACATCCCCATCTAGGTCAGGTTCATCCGGGACGAGAACAGGTCCTGTGACCAGGCGTTTATCCTTGTTTATCTTCACAGCACGGTTCCCATACTGGAGGGTGTATGTTTTCTCCGATGCCTCCTCCTTGGCCATCTCGAGGAGTTCGCTTGCAGCATCATATATCTCCTGGTTCCTGGGCGCGCCTCTGGCCCCCGCAGTGTAGGACTTGATGGCCCTGAGGGCTGCAAGGTACACCTTCCCATCCTTCCCATATGGATACTTGTATGCCTCTGCATTTTCAGGGTCTGCTTCCGTATCTACGCCAAGATGGTATAAGCTGTACTCATCGATACCCCCCTGGAAGTCTGCGAGTTTAGGGGCCTCCCATTCCCCATCACTGATTTTGCCCTCATTGATGAGGGTCTTCGCATGATTATACGCCTTCCTGTTTAATTTCACAGTCAATTACATCACACCTCCTATATTCCATGTCCCTCCACTTCCACTTCCTCGCCGATGGGGTTGCCATGTTCATCGCAGGGTTCCACACTACACCTACAATTGGGGTGGGGTGTGTGCGGGCATTCCATGATGGGCCATGGGCTTCTATCCTCATATTCATGGCAGACGCTGCAGACGAGTTCATCACCCACAGTCACCCAGTTCACGTATCGCACCCCATTCAACATCCACCATTCAAGGGTGTGGGTCTTCTGGTAGTCCCATGCAAGGTATCCCACCCCTAGAGCGAGTGGTAGGATGAAGGCCATCATCCTGTCCTCAACCTCTTCCACACTCCCCCCCTCAGATACTGTTTCTTCAAGGATGCTGATGAGTTCCTCATACTCCCCCTCCGTGACACCATACTTTTTCATGAATTCGGCGCGTGAGAGACTTTGAAGGTCTGTGATGATGTGTTCAATGTCACCGTATCTTTTCCTTTCGAGTATGAATAGGATCTCATCTAGGCTGGAGTCTATCTGGTTCATGAACCATTGAGGATCATAATCCAATCACAATCCCTCCCATTCAATCACCTTGAGGAGGTATGATTTCATCCTCTCCGTCATATCATCCAGGGTGAGGTCTATGAGTCTTTTATACTTCCCCTCAAGGCCCCCTGATGGGAGGGTTATCTGACCATGTGCCACCCCAGAGGGGACCTGTGCTGGGATAAGCCTGTAAGCGTAAGCCCTCGCATCATCCTTGAACTCTTCAAGGATAGTAGTGACTGCAGCGCCTTTAGCATCTGATGGTTGTTGTGACCTGAGAACATCTTCTATCTTCCCGGAGTATTTGGTCTTGAAGAGTTTCTCGAGTCTCTGCCTGATCCTATCAGTGCCTGGTGGTTCCTGGGACTTCAGGCTCCTCAGTCTTTTCCCTGATACACTCCCAGCATTAGGGGATAACTTGTTGTACACCTCCTCGGGTGATAAGACGCCGTAGTGGATGAGGCTGCAGTAGTTGTTCACTATACTGGATTCGAGTAGTGTTTCATCATTGAACTCGAATATCACATCGGATGAGAATTTGATCTGGAAGAAGTCAGTGAGGATTGAAGCGATGATCTTCTGCTGGGGCCTCACCACAGATTCGTAGTACGTCTTCCTCGTCGATTCTGCGAGGTTCCCCCCGAGGGCCCCTATGTCCCCTATCCCTAACCTGTACGGGTCGATCATATGGGCCGCTGCAACATCAAACTTTTTATCATGATAGTACTGTTTAAAGTCCGCGTCATCCATTGACTTGTTGAGGGGGGTGAATTCCACCTTCACCGTGTCATTTCCTGGGATGCTGAGGACTATCGGACTGTGGGGGTTCTCCTTAAGGTATGTGAAGTTCTCCTCGATGGCCTTCTGCAAAACCGTCCGGCCGGTGGGGTTCCCTTCACTGTCAAGTATCTCCTCATCCTCAAAGTCGCCCGTCACTGTGATGACATAGGATGGGAGGGTGAAATTATCGAAGAATGCATAATTGTATTCGTCTATCTTTTTCATGGTGAGGATGCTGTTCACTGCTGAAAGGTACTTCGGGACCCCGTAGTAGCTGCAGATGGGTGAGGGGAGATGGATGAAGAGGAGTTCATTCGCACCCACACCACCCCCCTCGAGGTCCTCCCCGGTCTCAGGGTTTACTTCACCTTCATGCCTGTAATCCTTGAAATAAGTGACATGCACACCATCCCATGTCTGCTTGTACCTTGTCCCGTCCCTGTGCACCCGGACGGTGTGTGCCGGGACATACTCAAAACGGACAGGCTCACCATCATCATCCCGGACTATCTCAAGGCTGCAGTAATTGAAGACTTGAAGGTCCTCAATGCTGGATAAGAGGACGTACTCGAAGCTGGGCTTGCAGGCCTTCAGGAATCCTTCAACCCTCCCATCATCATTCGTGAGTGTGTATCCTGTTCTCACGATATCGTTAGTCTTAATCGTGCAGGCGGCGGCATGGTATGGGTTGCTGTTCAGGAGTTGGAGCAAGTATAGGGGATGTACCCGTGGCTCAACATAATCCCCTACTGACTCCTCTTTCAGGCTCTGTGAGGGGAATGGCTGATACTTTTCAAGTGACTTGACTGATGATAAATATTCTCTCATAATCATGTTCTCACTCCTCTGGGACTGGAGATGTATATCCTCCTGTTCCTCATGGATGCCTCAGTAAGGGTATTAAAGGCCCCTGATGCAGCGTCCACCTGGTCATCATGCACCCCCTGTGTGGGGAAGGCCTCCAGTTCTCTGAGGAAATCATAGACCCATATGCCCCGGAGGATTGTCACGTTCCCGGCTTCTACTTGTGCGCTGAAAGCTCTGGCCCGTTCCACTTTGTTCCTGGTGGGCCTGTCCCCTTTGATGTCATATCCCTTGAGGAGGCGTGTGAAATGGTTGATGATCATTTTCCCACTACTCCCCCCTTCCTCCTCGATTCTTATCATCGTACCTTTCCCATCCTCGTGGGCTGTCTGGATTATGGTTTCCTCAACCTCCTTCGGGGTTCCCCTCAGCCGCTTAACGTCCAGGATGTGATATGTGTCATCCTGGAGTCCCATAAGGCACCCTACTGTCCAGTCAGGGTCCGTGTTCATCTGGGTTGGGGGCGTGGCTGCAAGGTCCCAGTACCTACATTTCAACTGCACTGATGGGGGGTTGTCTATGATCCTAAACCATTCCCTCCTAAAGAGACCTCCTGTGATTGAAGCATCCCAGTCCCCCTCCATCAGTTGCCTCCTTGTGATCGGATCCAGCTTCTTAAGCGATTCTTCGTAGGATACGTCCAAATGGGGGTTGTCCTTGTACCTGGCGGGGATAAATGGTCGGCCACCTTCAATGAATCGTTTCCTGACCCATTCGAGACCGGGCCCGGTGGGGTTGGTGGCGGCGCGCATCCGGAGAGGTACAGGGTTTTCCCCGGTTTTCCTGAGGCGGCTGAACAGGAAAAGGTACTGTGACTCTGTGAACTCTGTAAGCTCGTCGAAAGCAACAAGTTGAAATTCGCTGGACTGGTAACGGTACTTGTCACGCTCTGAATCTATATGGCCAAATGTGAGGGTGGCGCCTGATGGGAACCTCCATGTCTTCTTCTCCGCGTTCCACTCAGCATCAGTACTGTGGAGCCACTGGCACGCGCGGTCCATCAGGCCCCCAGGAAGAGCTAATTCCGGGTAATTCCGTCTGAGCACCAATGCATGATAATCAGGGAGGTCCACATATTGGAGCGCTGCCATGAGGAGAGCCTCGGATTTCCCTCCTCCTGCCGCGCCGCCATAAAGAACCTCCCGGTCATGAGAGGTGAGAAATATGGCTTGTTTGGGGGTAGGCTCAGTGGGGATGTATGGGTTTTCAAGGACGCTCCAACGTAAGAAATCAAGATCCTCCTCAGATAGTCTTTTATTTGTCGTTGAAAGCACCTACCTCAGCCTCCCTTAATCTTTTGAGGTATTCTTGGATCTTACGGGCCCTTTCCTCTCTTTCCCTCTTGGCGGATTCAGCATCCGCCACCTCAAGGCTCACCCTGTTCACATCTTCACCCTGAGCCGTCCGTAGGACCTCCTGGGCATTTTTCAGAGCGGTGGCCGTGTTTGACAACTCGATGGCCCTGATAAATCTTTTTTCATTGATATCCTGGTCCATCTGGGTGATCTTCTTCATGATCACCTCGGTCAAGGACATGGCTGTCTGTTCAAAAATCATGTCAGCTTTCACCATATCCTCAGCCACAGACTCGGCACGTGCATCCATGATCTTCTCTTGGAGTTTCAGCTGTGCTTTTTCCCTTTGTTTAGACCAGGACTCCCTTCGCGCCCTACTTTTCACAGTGCCCAGGGGGATGTTGTGCTTCTCAGCCAGCTTGCCGAGTGAAGGGTACTCCCTCTGACCAGTTTCATCCATGTGCCCGTAGATATACTCGTCACGGATCTTGTCCCAATCGTATTTCATTTTTGCGTCCCCTGGATTCAAAATAGATTCATAATGGAGTCATCCACGGATGCATTACAGTAAGAGGGGGGGTTGTAAAGGAGGTGAAAATAGGAGGTTAAGACATGATTTTTCATCCCCACTCTTTTCCCTGTGCATCAGGATGGTTATGGAGGGTGGAGTATCATGTAAGTTGCAATAGGGATCAAGATTGTCGTCATGAAAAATAGTAGTAGCTTAAGATATGTTTTGAGGACTGCTATGTCCTCCTGTATAGTAGATATGCGCTTCAGGAAGTCTTTGTATTCATATAATTCATTTTCTATTAGTTTTATTCTTTCCTGGAGTATTGTGATTTCTTTTTCTTTGTCACATTTGTATGTCTCCTTTATCATCATCCCCCCATCTTAGGGATCATCCCCCCCTCTTGTGGGTTAGGTACCCTGCAATTGCGCCGAGTGCTACTGATGCTATTTCAGTCATGTTTTTTGTCATGGCTGTTATTGTGATGATTGTGAGGCATATGATCCCTATTGTTTCCACTCCCAGGTTGTCTTTCATAGTATCCCCCTTTCAATAATTATTGTAACATAGTCATGATGTATGTAATAGTTCATGGAGATTATTGCAAAAGTAATATGGTCTCTGCAGTTGTGATGTTTCATTATGGATGCAACATTTAATGCATCTGATATGAAAGAGTGGAGAATGGCGCAGTACTACTTCTTCATTGAACTCGTCAAGCATGATCTCCATCTCTCCAGGACAGATGTTATGGAGGTGATGGAAATAGTGCGGCGAGTTGGCCTGAAAGAGTTGCATCGGAATGCCAGTATGGAACAGATAATCCTCTCATTATGCTTGTATGTGAAAGAAAAAAATGGGGTGAAAATCCCAATCGAGAGGTACAAGCTGATGAATGAGTATAATGTAACCTACAAGTTGTACAGTCGTGTCCTCTTGAACCTCCTACGGTTCCAGGTGAGGAGGATGCCACTTGTGAGAGTGGTGAAATGGACAGAGAATACAACATATTCAAGTGCAAAATAGAAGATACGCTTCACATCCTCCTTGGGGCAGAGGAGGCTTGTGTGGAGTGTGGGTGCAGGTCCCTGGAGCTTGATAAGGAGTATCATTTGTTCTGCAAGGGGTGTGGTCTTGTCCTTGCAGCTGTTGATCCATATGTGGCTGGGATGAGGATTGACCTACCATTTGGCCTGTTAATTTAACCATGTATATAGAATGATTTCAAGTGTAATGAGAAAGAGAATAATTTGACCCATGTATATATATATATATCAAAATTTTTTTTGTATATATATATATACAAGGGGTGAGGGGTTGTCTCCCCCAATACTCCTGAAGTTCATTATTTAGATACATATACACTATTATAATACTCTATCAGATCATCCACATTCACCCCTTTCACCCGTGCGGCCACCTGGTACACATCCTCCCCAGTGTCAAAGACCAGGTCATCCGCACTGACTAGTCCTCTCTCCTGGACTCTTTCCATGATGAATTCACAGGCTTCATCTAACCGCATCACCTCTGCATCCACCACCTCTGTCTTTGGCGGGGAATGTAACAGTTTAATTTTCTCTTCGCACTCCTCAATCTCTACCCTCAACTCCTCCTTACGTAGTTCAAGGCCCTGAATCTTCTGGTCAATGGATCTTATCTCATCCTTTGCCCTGATTATCCTCCTCTTCAGACGGGATGTTTCTTCTATGATGTGTGCTTCTGATTCTAATGTACCCCCCTCAACGAGGACTTTATAGCCTGCCTTGATTAGGTCTGGGAGGGTTAAGCCTTTCCTCCTCGCGTCCTCGTGAAGTTTTTCATCTACTCTAACAGTTGTTAATTTCATGTTCATCCCGAAGTTTGTAAGTGGTTACCTTGTGTTGGTAGGTGTTCTCTTTTTCCCCAACCCCCTTAGCTACGACACGTACCTGAAAGAGGATGGACTGGCGTGTGGGGTTGTATTTCCTACTGAACTCATACCTTTTCCCAAGGTTGCCGATGATCTCTTCAAGTGTGAGTTCAGCATCCTCATCTTCCAGGACCTTTATGATGGCTTCTCTGAGATCCTTCCTCCCTTTTATTTTCATGATCATCCACCCGAGACCATTCTATGAGTTTCCTCCAGGCGACTAAGGATTCCCGAACATCCTTTTTCATGCTACATCCCTCCTTGAAGACATGAGATCCTTTCTCCTCTTCTCCTTCTCCAGGTTCCTCATGCTCTCCTCGTTCATGGCCCTGGCCTCTATACTCATCCTCATCAATGCCTCCTCGAGGTCCACTTCCTTTAGGAGGCCATATGTGCCGATGGCCTCCCTGAAACAGTAATTCATCTGGTTGATGAGGACTTGGATGAGGACCTGCAGGTCAGCCCCCTCTCCTTGGAGGAACCTGTAGAGGTCATCATCCACTTGGATTGTCACGTCTACTTCCACTCCTCATCACCCCCATTTTAAATCTTTTCAGTCTCGCCCTCACACTTCCTTTACTTCTTTGAAGCTCATCAGCAATTGTACTGATGAGCTCTCCCTCCCTGTACATTCTGAGAAGTTTTTCTTCTTCATCCGGGCTCCATGGCTTCATATGCCTCTTCGGGGTTGTATTCGCGTAAGATCTCCTCCGTGTCCTAATATGGTATTTTCCCATGTAGGATCTGATGCTAGGTATGGTCCTGGGTTTCACATGGGGATTCCATAGGGAGATGTACTGGAACGTTGCTGAGATTTCCTTGTATGTGAATCCCTTGCGTACGAGGCTGTGAAGGAGCTGTTTCTCCACGCGACTCCACCTACTCCACCTACTCCTCACACGTTTGGACATGTCAGGATCATAATTTACCGCGTAGATAATGGATTGCCTTGACCTTCCCATCTCTTCCGCTATCTCAGTATAGCTATGCCCTTCCTTGAAGAGCCTCTTGACTTTCTTTAGGAGTTCTGGTGTCCATGGGGCCCCTTGGTTTTTGGGTATGGGGGGTATCCTATCCCCCCCCACCCATGTCATTAATGATGGTATGGAGGACGGCCCAGCAGTGCTTGCAGAGGTAGGATCCCTCCGGCCCGTGACGATAATAATAATCAGGACATTCACACCTGATCATATCATCATAGACTGTGACAAGGTACTCCTTGCCACTATACCCTTTCACGTGGAAAGCCTGGAGGGACTCATCTCTCTCCAAGATCTCAACTTTCAGGTTTCTCCCTTTCCCCATTCTCATCATAGACCCTCAAATCGTAAGTCCTATACAAGGAGTTGTGATCCAGGTAGTAGAGTATCGCGTCATTCACGATCCTGGTGATGGTGACATCCTTCCTCCCGTAGAACCTGCAAGTCTCACAGAACTCCCGGAGGAACTGATGAACGTGCTTGTTAATCCGTATCGTTGTCTGAACATCACCCTTTACCATGCATCATCCTCCTCTATTCTTTGGAGGGTCTGCACACCCCCCATGACGAGGAATTCTCTCCCTGCAACGTTAATGAAGAATTTGTTGTTCCACACGTCCACCTCTGTTATCCTCCCTCTAAGGGGGGGATGGGAGTTTATAAATTCCACGATAACCATCTCCCCCTTGAGGTTCATCAGTCTTTTCTGGTAGGGGTTAAGCTTCACCCCTCAACACCCCCCAGGACACCCCGTATCCTGTGGTACTCCTCCTCAGTGACGCGACCATCACTGTATATGTCCTCAAGTTCCTGTAAAACTGTGCTAAGGTGTGTATTGCCATGCTTTGCCCTGGTGAGATCTATCAGGGCCTTGACTGTTTTATCATCGTATTCTTCACTCCTGAGTTCGGTGAGCCCAACCTGCCCACTCCCTGGCTTCTTGATCTTCACCGTGTAAACATGGTACTCAGTCCCTGTCTTGGCCTTCTTCTTCCCATGATACTGTATGAGGACACCGTACCCCTCATTGATCCTTTTGAAGTACCATATGAGGGCCTTATGACCCTTCACAAGGTACTTTTCCCTGTCCACTGTGAGGACCTCCATCACCTGCAGGTCCCCCATCTTTGTGGGGATCTTCCTGATTCCTAGGCAGACCCCTCGGAGTTCATCCCCTGGTTTCGGTTCCCAGAATGGGATCTCCATGTCGAGGGGCTCCCATCCATCATCTTTTTTGACTTCTTGTAGCATTCTTTCCACCTCATTCATCTCCATACCCAATTCCTCCTTCAGAGATTGAAAGTGTGGCGTGGAGAAGCCTCCATCACCTGTAAAAAAACAAATAAGATGAAAAATAATAGCACACACCCCATTATGAGGATGAAGCGGAGAACTTGTGGGTCAACTTTACATGTCTCCTTCTTCTCTAACCTCATATCGAAAAGGTTCATCTGTATCCCTCCATCTGGATGTACTCACCATCTCTGTTCATGCCTCTCACCACTGCAAGGTACCCCCTCCGCACGTTCTCTTCTGTGACTCGGAGGATGCCCTCTTCTCCTTTCAGGTAGGCTTTCATCCTCGCGTCCCATGCAGCGTCCTGTATGAGACGTAGGAGGATGGCTATGGATGCCTTTTCAAGTTCATCCATGCCTTCAGGGGAAAATTCGACTTGGAAGTTTTTTATGGTGTCTTTAGCCCATTCTTTCACGGCTTCTTCTCGCATCCTGATTTTTATCATTTACTCCCCCTCCATGAGTATTTCCCGGATTCTGTTGTACTCTTCCACTGATTCCTCATCCGTGTATGAGAGAATGTCAAGATAGCCGAGGTAAATGTGTTCTTCGTCTATGGTGATGTCATTCTGTGTTTCCCCGAGGTCCCTTGTGAAGTCTTGTATGTGTGCTGTCTGCCCGGCGCTTTCAAGGATGTTCCAGGCCAGACTGGAGAGGTATCTTTCGAGGGCGCGGATGGCCTCGGGAGTGATTCTCGCGTTTCTCTTGTTGCGGATGCCGAGGATCTGGTCGTGGACCATCTCCTCGAGTGGGGGTTTTCTGTTAATGATTTTCACGATGACTCTGTTGAGTTCATCGTATTCTTCCCAGGCCTTTCTTGCTTCTTCTTCTCGTCCTTCTTTTTTTAGTGCCTGGTATTTTCTCCAGGCTTTCTCTTTTTTTGAGAGGATTGGTTTCATGTCTGATCAACTCCTTTTCCTTTAGTAGTATATTCTATCTCTTAGTATATATTTTTTTTGGTATATTGTTATTTTGGTATGTTGTTATTTGAGAGGATAAATATATAAGATATGCACACCAAGAATAAAACATGAAAGAAAATGAAAAAATACATACAAGCATATACATAAACTCAAGAAAGTTCAAACTCTTCAAAGTAATAGCGATGCTCAAATATGAGAAAAGCCCAATGACCTCCTCCTGGGAGGAAGCCATCGATCTTTTCATAAAACACAACAAAGAATACTTAGAACACCTTGAAATGTAATCCATGATCAAAAGCCCCCCACAACTCAATGTCTGATCAACTCCAAAACAGTTAGGGGGGCACCTATATATACAGCATGAATTCTACTATACATTGTATCCCCCTGGGATGCACCGCCTCAGGAGGGGGTCTTGTATTTTCTTGGTGGGCGTCAAGAATATACCCCCCATCCTGAGGCTTAACTAATGATAATAAATATAAAATTAATAAGAATAGTGAAGGAGAGCATCAGAAAACTAAAGCATTATCTTTCAAGTTTTTCCAGTATCTCCGGATGAGACGATATAAGATTATACAACTTCTCAGTCTTCCTCACCCACTCTCTTAACTTCTCCTGAGACTCACGCAATTCTTTAATCTCATTCTCCTTCTCTTCCAGTTCTTTCACAATCTCACGAACCTCAGGGGCCATTACTCGTCTTGTAACAGTCTTCTCAAAAGTCAAAGATCGCATCCTTTTTCTGTATTCTCTTTCAAGGTGATCTATATTCACTTTGAAATACGCCTCTGTGACTGGATTCACTTTATGACCAAGCAGCCAATCAATTGCCAGCTTATCCATTCCCTCCTTATAAAGGATGGTCGTGAAAAGCTTCCTAAGTTTGTGGGAAGTTAAACGACGATTACCCGCTGCATCCCTTCCAAGATAGAATCTGTCATTAAGACGATTGAAAATGTTAGCATAAGTGATCGGTTTGAGTCTATCTCCATTTTGAGTTGAAAATAGAGGCTGAGTCTCTTTTAAAGGTCCTCCATTTAATCGACGGTACCTTAGATAGTCAAGGATTTTTATATTAGCCTCAGGAGTGCTGAAAGTAACATATGGCATTCCTGTCTTTACTCTATTTACCTTCCAAACTCCAACAATCTCTTCATCTTGTATGCGTTTTCTGGCATCCTCATAATCCTCTCCGAGGACATTGAAACCTATGGCCTTATTATAATCAACAACATTGAGTCTTCGAAGTTCCGCGGATCCCATCCCACTGGTGAGGTGCAGGAGGATCATGGCTTTTTCCCGTGGATGGGTGTTGTCCAGGACATTTTTGATCTCATGGAGATTTATAAGATCATCCATGGATTTATTTTCAGGTCGAATTTTGTATGTGATCTTTGGGGGGTCAATCTCATATTCATTGTATAGTGCTTTGATTTTGGAGATGTATAATCTGATAGTTGATCCTTTGACCCCCTGGTCTTGTAGGTGTTGAATGTATTTTAGGAAATATTGTCTGATCTTGCGTTTTCTTCTTTTAACCCCTGAATCTTCCTCTTTTTCCGCTTCTTCTATTAATTCTGTGATTGTTTTTCCTGTGACTTGTGAGTAGTGTTGTATTGCTGCAATGTATGTCTCTATAGTTTTTTCTTTTATGTTCCTGGAAAATATGAATTCTTGTAGGAGAGGGTCTTGGAGAAGTTCTTCTTTTGTTGGGTGTGTTTTCTTGGTGGGCATGGATGGTATGTATACTCGCAT